TGGCGAACGGACTTTACAGAGCACCGAAGGTGGGTGACGAGGTAGTGGTCGCACATCTGGGGAACGGCAGCGCCGAGGGTGTCGTTCTGGGCGTCCTGCATAACGAAGCGCAGAAGATAAGCGGAGCGGGACCGGCACAGGCCGTGCTGGACTTTTCAACCGGAACGCTGCTCTTACGGGATTCCGGGGGGAGCGACACGGTAGGAAATATCCTGCGGCGCATCGAAGCGCTGGAGGCAAGGCTATAAGGAGGGCGTATGGCTATCGGAAATTTCGGTTCTCTCATCAGGTTCAGAGTATCGGACGATAAGGTACTGACCTTCAAGAACTTTCAAAAGACCGTCAAAGGACGGTGGGGAACGCTTACGCCGGTATACGGAAAACCAATCAGTTATTTTCAGGGACCCGATCTTGACGAGGCATCGCTGGAAATCCATCTTGACGCGGGACTCGGCGTAAGACCCGCAACCATGATAAGGCGCATTGAGCGGGCGGTCAGTACCGGGAAAACGGCGCACCTTGTCATAGGCGGCAGGAGAATGAGTCAGTACCGGATGGCGATTGAGCAAATGTCGGAGGCATACGATGTTGTCATGCGTGACGGCGGAATTTACCAGGCGACATTGCAGCTTACCTTCCGCGAGTATGTGTACTAAGGGAGGACAGGGATATGCAGATCAACGCACCAATTTTCCAGGGAGCATACAACAAGGATATCCTGCAAAGCCTCCGCACGTTGTTTTCCATATCTGCCGGGACGGTCGTTCTCGACAGGGAGTTTGGTATTGAAACCGACATGCTTTCCCTGCCGATGGAAATCGCGATGAACAATTTCGCGGTAGAAGCGACGGAAAAGGTGGACAGATACGAGCCGCGCGTTGTCGTGGACGAGGTGACGTGGGATAAATCGGACTTCAACCAGGGCATTCTCACGCCGGTTATCGTGGTATCCGGGAATGATGGCTATGACGGGGATGCTACGACGGTGGAAGACGACGGGTATATGTATGATTTCTGGGTAAACGAATTGGAGGAGTGATTATGGCGACAGTATTTGACAAAATCCCGGAAGTCAGCTTCATAGAAAACCTGACATTAGAGCAGGAGTACGCCTATGAAATTGCAGACTTTCAGGCAAGGTACAAGGAGGAGACGGGAACAACGCTTATCCTTCCGCAGGCGTCGCCGTGGCGCATCCTCATAATGGTTAATTCAGCCAGGACCTATCAGCAGGCGCTCTGGATCGACAACATGGGCAAAATGAACATGCTGAAGTATTCCACAGGAGCATATCTGGACAACTACGCGGCGCGATTCGGCATTGAACGGTCAGAAGGAGACGCGGCAACAACGACAGTACGCTTTACGCTTCAGGCGGCGCAGGGATCCGTTGTGGCCATCCCGCAGGGGACGCGGGTATCAGACGGAAACGGAATCTACTTCGCGACGAACGAATATGCAGAGATTGCAGCGGGAAGCACTTATGTTGATGTTGCGTGCACTTGCACCGAGGTTGGAAGCGACAATAACGGCATTGTCACAGGGGGCTTAAGTACACTGGTTGACCGTATCGGATATGTGGCATCCGTCTCGAACATTTCCGAAACGCAGGGCGGCACAGACGCCGAAACAGACGACGAGCTGCGGCTAAGGATTTATTCGGCCCGCGCAGAGTGGAACACTGCCGGAGCAGAAGACGCCTACAAGTTCTGGGTAATGTCCTACAGCAGTTTGATAGAGGACGCTTACATAGAAGACGGGAATCCGGGCATCGTAAAAATCTATGTACTTCTGAAGGACTCGCAGACGCCAAGCGCAGACTTCCTTGAAGGGCTTGCGACATATCTTTCAGAGAAAACGCGCAGACCGCTCACGGACACTCTGGATATCGTGGAAGCAGGAACAGTGACTTTCAATGTGAGCTTCACATATTACATCAATTATTCAGAGCGAAACCAGGCGGCGGTCATTCAGCAGCAGGTCGCACAGGCAGTGGAAGACTATATCGCATGGCAGTCAGCAGTGATCGGGCGCGATATCGTGCCGGATTACCTTGTGCGGCTTGTAATGGCAGCAGGAGCAAAGAGAGTCGTATTGAGCAGCCCGGCATTTACCGTGGTCCCCGCAGGCTCCGTGCCGATCAGGGGCACAAAGACTATCACATATGGAGGCGTGGAAAATGACTGATCTTTTTGACGTCATGCTATACGAACTATGCCCGGAGCCGATGCGGAAGCTTCCAAAGGTCCGCGCTTTGTCATGGGCACTTCGGGCGGCGTCGCAAAGAGTCCGGGACTTCGCGCTGAAATCCATGGTTAATACCGATATCGACAGCCTTGATATCGAGGTGGTGGACGCTTTGGCGGCAGAGATCGACGCGCCGTACTATGACGATACTGCGGACGAGGCGACGAGGAGGCAAACGCTGAAAGACGCCATTATCAACGAGATGCAGTCCGGCACAACGGCGGCGGTCGAACGTATGGTTAATACCGTATTCGGGACCGGAAAAGTAACGGAATGGTTTGACAGCGGGCTTGATCCGTTCCTCTTTGAGATCGAAACGACAGCGCGTTTTTCTCCGGAGACAGCCGCAAGGATTGAACGGATCATACGGAGCGTCAAAAACGTTCGTTCCACACTGGCATCCATAACGGGCGTCAGGGATATTGAAGCGCCGTGGAAGCATCTGTTCGGTTCGTCGTGGGGAGAATCGCAAACGCTGACAAACGATATCAACATAGATGAGCAGGGGCAGGCCTACCCGATAGGAGAATACTTCGGGCTGGGCGAAGTCTCAGAGCTGCTGGAAGATATCACACTGTTCAGGGAAGACCTGGAACGGGAATGCGCTTTGCCGCTTCCGGTCGGAATCGGTGTGGCGTATGACTCACTATCCGTTATCGTGGAGACCATCGGAGAAACCGAGTGGCCGGAGGGCATCTATACCGGATTTGGCGTGGTGCAGGATACCGTCGCCGTACTGAAGTAGGAGGCGTAAGACATGGCTATATTCACAAGATACGCGCTGACCAGGAAGGGACAGCAGCTTATCGCAAAAGCACAGGCGGATCTGACGAACATTGAATTTACAGAGTTCGTCACAGGTTCCGGGTTATGGGAAGCTGACGAGGATCTGGAATATGCGTCGGAGCTTAAGGAGCCGAGGCAGCAGTTTTCATTTTCAGATATTTCCATCCCGTCCGGGAATCCGTCAACCGTGGTCGTGACGGTGAATATCACGAATGAAAATCTGGCGCAGCTTTACTACCTGAATGAAGCGGGCATCATGGCAAGGGATCCGGACGAAGGAACGATCCTTTACGCCATTCTCGCTGCGGAGACGGAAGCAACCTACGTTCCGGCTTATAACGGTACGGGATATTCCAACATTGTTCAGAGAATCAATCTGGAAGTCGCCAACTCATCTTCCGTCATTATCAACATGGATGGGGCGCACGTTTCGGCGGCAGAATATACGGCATTCCGAAACAGTGTGCTGCAGGTTATTGCCGGGCTTTCCGGGGGAACAGAAGGACAATTTCTGCGGAAACGCTCGGATCTGGAAAATGAGTTTGGATGGGCGAATACGCCGGTTGTAGCAAGGCCGCTGGCAGATTTCCCGGCGGAGGGAATGGACGACGCTGTTTATATCGACACGGACAGCGCTGAAATTTATGTGTGGATGCTTCTTGCGGACACACAGGAGTATGGATACTTTAAACTCCCGCTCGGCTCCGAGGCGTCTGAAACCCTGCAGGCGCAGATTACGGCAAACCGGAACAATATCATCAGCCTGCAAAACAGGACAAGCGCCGTTGAAGGAAAGCTTTCCGTTGTCACGCTGACAGTACCGGCGGCAAACTGGGAAGAAGGGACGGACGGCGGAGAGACGGTTTACACGCAGGAAATCACGGTATCAGGAATGACAGCAACGACAGACGCAGGCGTGTGGTCAAATATCATAGCCGACACGGCAGCGGGAATTGTGGCAGAAAAGAAAGCAGCTTCCCTGTTCTTCGGAAAAGGAATCGTCGAAGGGCTTACGGGAAAGATCAGGCTTACATGCTATGAGCGCTGCCCTGCGGCTGATTTCGGAATCAAGATTCAGGGGGTGAGTGCATCATGATCCTAAGAATGATACCGGGCGGAGACACCGTTGATTATGACGCGCTTACGGCAGTGGCAGAAGATGTGCTCGAAGGAAAGAACTTTATCGGAGCCGGAGACGAGGAAATACAGACCGGCACCATGGTAGACCGGAAGAATCTTAACGGCTCGCCGGGATTTTCAGACGCAAGGCCAAACGTCCCGATCCATCAGTCTGTTGACGTGAAGACAACAACGGACACGAACGGAGACAAACAGATCGCGCTTGCGCCGCCTATCGGAAAGTACCCTGGAAACAATACTGCATACGTCGGTGTTTATCCTGCGGAGCTTGGCATTGAACCGGGCGTGATTGCAAACGGCGAGGAAGTCGGCGGCGTCGCCGGGACCTTCGGAAGTGACTCTACGGCAGCAGAAATCGACGTCCGGAACGGCAAGGTATATTATGACAAAAACGGGCGGCAGATCGGAGGCGCGGGAGACTATGCGGCGGCAGCAGTAACGCTGAAATGCGGAGAAACCCACAACATTCAAAAAGGCTTCCACCAGGCGGGAAAGGTAACGGCAGCTTCTCTTTCTTCACAGACGCAGCCACAGACCGGAGACAGCGCGGCAGCGGCGGCACAAATCCTTGAGGGATATGGCGCGTGGTCAAATGGCGCATATCGTGACGGATCCATGCCGGACAAGGGAAATGTAGCCGCAAGTGATTGTGTGGCAGACACCGACAGCTCGACGCTTCGTTTTACCATACCGGAAACAGGGAGATACACGAAGGGCAATTATCTTTCAAGGACATTTGCGCAAATAAGAACAGCACTTGGTATTGTCGCGTCTGTTATTAAGAACGGGACAACGATAGCAGGATTGAAAGGAACATACGGAAGCGACGCGACAGCAACAGCGGAGCAGATTCTTAAAAACAAGACCGCATATGGAAAAGACGGGAAGATAACCGGAACCATGAATCTAACGGCGGGAGCCATTAAGAAGGGAGCAAGCTTTGCCGGAATCACGGGGACATGGTACGGAAACAAAAAGTGCATTTCAGCGCAGGCAATACGCGGATTCGGGACGAGTAGTTCCGATTGGCAAACGTCAGACACAGCATCCTTTACCATGCCGGAAGCCGGAACAGTGTATTACGGAGGCTTTTCCGCTAAATATAACGGCAACGGCAATGGGCTGTGCAGGATCTTGAAAAACGGAGTCGTGGTAGATAACCGTGATTTGACGGGAACAAGTTACAGCTGGCGCGGAACGATGATCAACAAATCGTTCAATGCTGCAGCGGGAGACGTAATCACAGTTACATGCACAGCGGAAAGCGGCACACACCTAATGGCATTTATGCAGGCGGTTATTGTCTATTAATCTAAATTCACGCGCCAGGGGGCGGCGCCTGAAGAATATTTTACGGAGGTTTCAAAATGCTTGGAAATTATAAGAAGGTGCTGACGGAAGCAGGCTCGGCGCTCCATGCAAAGTGCCTTGCGGGCACATCCAGCTCGATTGAGTTTACCAGATTCCAGCTCGGAAACGGCACGTACACCGGAAGCGAAACAACGGAAGCGCTGGCGGCACGAACCGCGCTGAAGTCCGCAAAGTGTGAGTTTCCGGTTACGAGAGCCGAGGTTGTGAACAATGCGACCTGCAAGCTGACGCTGAACGCTTCAAACCTTGAAATAACGGAAGGATTCTACGTTACCGAGGTCGGCGTATGGGCGAAGGGAAGCGACAATGTGGAAGTGCTTTACTCCATCACTGTTGCAGATCCGGAGCATCCGGACTGGATGCCAGCTTACAACAACGTCGCTCCCGGTTCTCTGCGGTATATCGACTACATGTCCGTAGGCAACGCGGAAAGCATCACTATTACGGTAAGCCCGGGCGGCCTGGTATCCATCGAGGACTTTGAGGATCTGGAAGTCAGGGTGACTGCGCTTGAAGAAGCCAGCGCGGGCATGGTCGGCATCAAGAGAAAGTGCGCGGCAGACGGCACGCCGCAGAGCGCTACCACCTGGACGAGGATCGGACAGGCGACCGGGGCAACCGTGGAGTATGCCCGGGGAAACAGCGACGTACAGAACGATCTTATGGAAATGTGGCCGTACAATCAGATCAAACCGTGCAATCTGAAGATGGACGGCACAGTGCTTGCTTATCTCGGAGATGCGGATTTTGACTGGTACGCAACGGAAGGAACGGACGCGGAGGATACTTCCCTGATGGACGAAGTGCCGACGGATATGTACATTTCGCATTTCTTCCAGACGGACAGCAGCGGCCAGAAGTGGGAGTACAAAATCATTGCGGACTCACCGCGTTATCCGAACAGCGTTTATGTCAAAGACCTGATGAAACGGGGAGATGGAACAGAAGTGGATCACTTCTATTTCCCGATCTTCTTAGGATCACTGAATGGAAGCGATCACTTCGTGTCCAGGGCTGGCGCTTTCCCGGCTTACAGCAGAACAGTAACGGCAGACAGGGTATCTGTAAAGACAAACGGCGCAAACTGGCAGATTGTGGACGTATGGGCTTGGGAGATCATGACATACCTCATGGAGATCATGAGCGCGAACGCCAACTTCAGAACAACATTCGGACGCGGCTTCTGCGATTCAGGCAGCACTGCATATGCGGCGCTGAATACGGAAACCGGGACGAACACGATAACAATCACCAGGGGCAACGCCTCAAAGATGGAGGTTGGACAGACAATCTGCATCGGCACCGCAATGTGGAATTTCTCAATCGCAAGAGACAGGACCATTACAGCGATCACGGAAAGCTCAGGATATGACAATGCGGTTGATATTACCTTTGACGGCGAGGGCGTCAATATCACTGAAGGAACGTCGATGGTATGGCGCTGTGCTCAGAAGACCGGCGCAACTGTTTCCATGGCAAGCCCGAACGGCACAGCAGGGGCGAACGACGGTATCCATTCTGTCCGCGCACTGTATGTTGAGGACTTCTGGGGAATGCTGCATACCGGCGTTGACGGTCTGAATCTGAAGTTCGATTCAGAAGAGATGGGACTGGAAATGTACGTCTGCACGGATCCGTCAAAGTACAGCGACGCTTACGGCGACGGCTATGTGCTGCTTCCGGATGTGTTGGCATTAAACGGCGAGGGCGATGCGAACTATTCCAGAAACGGATATATCAAGAGAGAAAAATTCTTCCGGGATTATCCGATCCTGCAGATGCCGGACGATGTTACGGGAAGCTCCGAAGCCTACGAGGCGGCATACGCCTGGCAGAATAAAAACGGCCAGCGGCCGTTCTTCGGCGGCGGCTTGAGCGATGGCTCGTACGTCTCTCCGCGCTCTCGGTTCTGCGGCAACACGTTCTCGAACTCGAACGCGTACTACGGCTCCCGTCCTCTTAAGCGATAAACACCATTTAAGGGGGCGCACGGGGGATCTCTCCCCCGTGAAAGCTGCATAGCCACAATGTAAAAAGTAACTCATAAACCTTCAGGGCTTTAGAAGCGCATCTGAGTCGGTCTGCGTTCTTCGGCGGCAACTTGAACAATGGCTCGAACGTCTCTCCGCGCTATCGGAACTGCAACAACACGTTCTCGAACTCGAACGCGAACTACGGCTCCCGTCCTGTTATAGCCGACGGGCGGCGGAGGAAACAAAACCGCCCGGCGATGAATAATTGGCGCGACTACTGTCCTTAGCACTTGCTAAAAATACGCCCGCAAAATGGCATGGTTTAGTAGGTTCAATCTCGAAATACCATGAGGGCGGCTATAAGAGAAAAGCAAAACGACCATGAAACGAGTAGGGTATATATACAAAGAGATTTGTTCCTTTGAAAACTGCAAAGACGCGATCCTGACCGCATCGAAGGGCAAGCGGAACAGGAAGAATGTAAAAAAGGTTCTGGACCATCTGGACGAAAAGGCGGCGGAATTGCAGAAGATGCTCACAGAGCACAGCTACAAACCATCCCCGTATACGATACGCTATATCAATGACGGCATCAAACAGAAGCGCAGGCGACTCGCGAAGCCTCGCTTCTGGCCGGACCAGTGTATTCACCATGCGCTCGACAGAGTGATGGAAAAGGTTATCATGCGCGGCATGGACTACTATTGCTGCGGCTCCGTCCGTGGGCGGGGCGCGGCACGGGCAAAGAAAGGCATCATTAAATGGCTGAAACACAAACCGAAGAAATCAAAGTATGTTTTCAAGATGGATATCCATAAATACTATGATTCCATCAGCCATGAAGAAATGATGAAGGTGCTGCGAAGAAAAATCAAGGATCCGGAAGTGCTGTGGCTGTACGGAGTTATCCTGGACAGCTACGATGCCGTGGATTCGGAGAGATCGACGGAACAGCACGAAGTATTCCGAAAAGGATACGGCATACCGATTGGCATTGACCCGTCGCGCTGGCTCTGCAACCTGTTCCTTGAACATATCGACCATGAAATGAGACGCTTCCTCGGAAGCGATTATTTTATGACACGATATGTTGACGATATTGTGGTAATCGGCCCGAACAAAAGAAAACTGCACCGCCTGAAAGATTTTATGGATCAAAAGCTCGGCGCGATGCAGCTTGCCGTAAAGAAAACGTGGCAGGTATTCAAGCTGTCAAAGCGGCCGATTGATTTTCTTGGATTCAAGTTCTACAAAGACGGGCATGTTGAAATCCGGAAAACGATCATGAAGCGAATTAAGCGGAAGGTCCGAAAATTGCAGCACATGCCAAAAATCACAGTACGGAACGCAACCGGAATGGTAGCGTATATGGGATGGGTAAAGGGATCGGATTCACAGTATTTCTACTCACACCACATCGAGGGCAAAGTAAAAATAACAAGGCTAAGGAGGATCATAAGCCATGAAGGAAAGATTCACAGAAAGACCGGCGCAGACGTGGTTAGAGCTGCTTAACGAAAAGCCGGGCGCGGAGTGCATCTTGCATTTCGCAGAGAATATCGAAACTATCCAGGAACCGGACGAAGAAGGGATCCTGCAGACCAGCTACGAAGCAGATCATTATTGCATCTCTACCGGCTACCGCGAAGGAATCCTGGAAGCGGTAGAAGCAAACCGCGCCGTGTGGCTGGAAGCAGCCGAGGCAAAGGAGACGGAAGCGGAAAATAAGACGCTGAAAACCCGGGTCCGGGAGCTGGAAGAGGCGGATCAGGCGCAGGGGGAAATCCTTGACGACATTCTCATTTCCATGCTGGAGGGATAAGCCATGTTTGAAAAACTGAAAAAACTTTATGTAGAAGGCCGCATCACAAAAGCGGGCTTAAAAAACGCAGTCAGAAAAGGTTGGATCACTGCGGCGCAGTATCAGGAGATCACCGGGGAGCAGTACGAATGACGACTGCGGAACTGATAGACCGCCTTTACCAGTCATAGAAGAACAGAACCGGCTGCTCAAAGAGCAGTCGGAGCTGCTTCAGCTTCATGAGATCATGGATCCGGCGGAAGCATATCAGCTCCCGGATTTTGTAAAGGAGGCAGTATATGGATTTCGTTGACAAGTACAACATGGCAGTAGGGGCGGTTGTTGCAGTCTTTACCATGTTTTTCGGGGGCTATTGGTATCTCTTTGCGGGATATCTCCTGCTGAACGTGCTGGACTGGCTGACAGGATGGTACAGAAGCAGAAGGAACCATGAAGAATCCAGCAAGGCAGGCTTAAAAGGAATCGTAAAGAAAACGGGATACTGGGTGATTATCGTTGTGGCTTTTGCCTTTTCAGACATGATGATTAAATTCGGCAACGACGTGATCGGTATCCGCTTTGATTTCCTGATGCTGTTTGGCTGGTTCACGCTGGCAACACTGATTATCAACGAGGCGCGGAGTGTTGTAGAAAACCTTGTGGAGTGCGGATACAACGTGCCGGACTTCCTGATTCGCGGGCTTGCGGTAACAGAAAAGCTGGTGAAAGCAAAGACAAACTCGGAAGTCCAGAAAGAAGAGGCTGAAAATGACGACAAGCCAGAGGGGAATTGAGCTTCTTAAAGAATTTGAAGGATGCCTGCTGAAAGCCTATCAGGATATCGCGGGAGTCTGGACCATCGGCTACGGGACAACAACCGCCGATTGGGATATTACCGGGCGCGATATCGTAAAAGGCATGGAGATCACGCAGGAAACGGCGGACAGGTGGCTCACAGAATCGCTTAAGGTGAAGTACGAGCCGCTTGTGTTTATGTACGACACTGTTTATCACTGGAATCAAAATGAGTTCGACGCGCTTGTTTCTTTTGCATACAACCTGGGCACGATTTCCGGGCTGACGGCGAAGGGGACAAGAAGCCGCGCGGAGATCGCGGAGAAATGGACCACATACAATCACGCGGGCGGCAGAGAAGTTGCCGGACTCACAGCAAGACGGAAGAAGGAACTTGCGCTCTTTCTTACGCCGGTCACGGGAGGGAAAAAGCCTATGGGAAAGACAAGCACAGAGCTGGTGGCATTCGCGAAAAGCAAAGTCGGGACGCCGTATGTATATGGCGCACACGGCGAAGTGCTGACGCAAAGCCAGGTCAACGCCTGGGCGGCAACGTATCCGAATGTCTATACAGCTTCCTATATCGCAAAAGCAAAGAAATTCATCGGCGTGGAATGCACGGACTGCGCCGGTCTGATTGACTGGTTCATGGGCGGAGACAGAAACGCGCAGTATTACAGAGATTCCGCCGTTGAGCGCGTGCCAATCAGCAGACTTGATGAAACCATGGTCGGATGGGCGGTATGGAAATCCGGGCATATCGGCATCTACATCGGAGACGGGAAAGTGGTTGAGGCGAAGGGCATCAACTACGGAACGATCATCTCCAATGTGAAGGATACCGCATGGAAAGAAGTCTGCAAGCTGAGGGGCGTTGATTATGCGGAGCCGGAAAGACCGAAGCTCAACATTATCCCGTGCTCATCGGAAAGCGGGCTTATCGTTACCGCAAAGTCGCTGAATATCCGGGACTATCCGAAAATAGGAGCTGTGATCGGAGCGTATAGCGGCGGTTCCAAGGTGTATCCGACAGGAAAAGTCTATGTGTCAGATACGGAAGTATGGATCCAGACAAACAAGGGCTATATTTCCAGAAAGTATCTGAAAGGCTGGATCACGGAGCAGGAGGGGAAGTGGTACGTAGAGTCCGGAGACAACTACCCGCACGGAACCATGCGGGAGATCGGCGGCAGCGTATACTACTTCAATGATGCCGGATGGCTGGAAACCGGAAGGGACTTCACGGTAAGGGCAGCGGCGGACGGTTCACTTTCTGTAGTATAAGGAGGCACAATGGATAAGATCAAAGTAAAAACCTACAGCCCGACGACAAGCAAAGCAAAAATCACACTCACGGAACCGTGTGCGAAAGTCCTTATCAAGAATTTCGGAGACGAGAGCATTTACATAGGGACCACACAGGACAGCACGAAGACAAACGGTATGATCCGGATTCCGCCGAGCACAGCGCAGTTCTACGAGCCGCAGGATCTTAAAGACGGCCGGAAGCAGGTCATTTCAGAGCTGTATCTTCAGGGAGACGCGGCATCCAGCAATACGGTTGAGATCATGGAAATGAGGTGAAAACCATGTTTTTCATCTCTGAAGACATTATTCAGCCGATAGGAAGCGGGGGAATGCGTCTCATAGGAGACAGGACCGTACAGATCGACGCGGCTGACAACGCCGAAAAGATCATCTTCGATGTATGGGACGGTATCGCGGTATCCTTTGACAGCGTGAGCGTGATCCGGGAAACAACATAAAAAATGCCTCGGCGCTACATTATTATAGTAGCCGCCGGGGCTTTTTTGTTTGCGTATTTTTAACGTTGACGCCGGAGGAAAAGATAGGTTATAAAGAAAATCCAAGTGCGATAAGCGCAGCCGGAACGGGAAACCGAGACCCTGCGTGAAGATGTTGGGAAGGAGTGAAGAACGAGTGGGCGCACAGAGATTATACAAGCATTTGACCAGAACAGACAGACTACGCATCGAAAAGATGCTGAAAGAGGGCTTGAGCAATGCGGAGATCGCAGAAAAGCTCAGAGTGTCAAGACAGACGATATGGCGCGAAAGAAAACGCGGGGAATATGAGCGTCTGGACGGAGCAACCTGGGAAATGAAGACAGCGTACAGCCCGGACATTGCGCAGGAACGCTACGAAAAGCACCTTAAGGAAAAGGGACCGGAGCTGAAAATCGGAAACGATCAGGAGCTTGCGGACTATCTGGAAAAGAAGATGGCAGAGGAAGATTACAGCCCGGCAGCAGCCGTGGCTATGGCCAAAAAAGAAAAGGTCGGGGGAGTTACATTATCCGCGCCTACAGTATACAGCTACATCCGGAAGGGCGTGTTTCTGAATTTGGAAATGAAGGATCTTCCGAGGCATGATAAACACGGCAATAGCAGAAAGCACGTTGAGAAGAAAAAAGCATCCCGCGCACCGGCCGGGGAATCTATTGAACAGAGACCGAAAGAAGTGAATGACCGAAGCGAGTTCGGACATTGGGAGGGGGATACGGTTTACAGCGGGAAAAATAAGAGCAGGAAAGCGATCCTTACAATAACAGAACGGCAGACGAGAAAAGAGATCATCATACAGATTCCAAACCGAAAAGCGGAAACTGTAGTCAAAGCCCTGGACGCAATCGAACGCCAATGGGGAGCGCCGAACTTCCGGACCGTATTCCGCAGCATCACGGTTGATAACGGAACGGAGTTTGCGGATGCTTCCGGCATGGAGAAATCCTGCATCAACAAGACCATTCCGAGAACAAAAGTATATTACGCGCATCCTTATTCATCATGGGAGCGCGGGACAAATGAAAACCAGAATGGCATGATCCGGAGAAAACACCCAAAGGGGACAAACTTCGCAGAGGTTTCAAAAGCGGAGCTGACGGAGACGGAAGAGTGGATGAACAACTATCCGCGGAAAGTTCTTGGATACAGAAGCAGCAACCAGCTTTTTAACGAACGCCTGGCAGAGCTTGGGATAAAGGCTGCATAAGCATAAATACACACGTCTCAATAAATCAACCTTGCAGCATGGCCAAATAGAAACATATAATAAAGTCGGCATGAGAAGTGGCGGCTTATTAAGTTTACGGATATAATCGAATAATTGTTCGATTTTAAATTTGTGGAAAATGGTTGCAATAAATGCTTGACTTTTCCCTGCAGCCCCGGCTTCAAAAACAATACTTTAACTAAGCAGGCATTTATGCTATAATTAATCAGTTATCGTCATGTAACCAAAGACCAGTTTTCAGAGGAGGAATGAAAATGGCGCTTTACAGTAAAGTCGACACATCGATGAATTTCGTGGGTCGCGAAAAGGAAGTAGAAAAATTCTGGAAGGAAAATGACATTTTCCAAAAGTCAATTACCGAGCATGAGGGAGACCCCAGCTATGTCTTTTATGACGGACCGCCTACAGCCAACGGCAAGCCGCATATCGGACATGTGCTGACCCGCTGCATTAAGGACCTGGTGCCGAGATACCAGACCATGAAGGGCAAGATGGTCCCCCGCAAGGCAGGCTGGGACACTCACGGACTCCCGGTGGAACTGGAAGTGGAAAAACAGATCGGCATTAACGGAAAGGACCAGATCGAGTCCTATGGCATTGCCCCCTTTGTCGAACTGTGCAAGGAAAATGTCTGGAAATACAAGGGCATGTGGGAGGATTTCTCCTTTACGGTCGGCTTCTGGGCTGACATGGAGCATCCCTACGTGACCTATTACGATGATTATATTGAGTCCGAGTTCTGGGCCCTGAAGGAGATCTGGAAAAAAGGACTTTTATATAAAGGCTTTAAGATCGTTCCCTACTGCCCGCGCTGCGGCACCCCGCTTTCCTCCCATGAGGTTGCGCAGGGATATAAGGACATTAAGGAAAGGTCTGCCATTGTCCGTTTCAAAGCCAAAGGAGAAGATGCATATATCCTGGCCTGGACCACTACACCCTGGACACTTCCGTCCAACGT